AATTACTGGCCGTCCGTAACTCTGTTTAACTTCAATTAAAATTGATCTGCTCATTATTCTATTTCACCTTTATAGTTCATTGTTATTTCAGTACCATCACTAAAAGTGATAAGCGTTCTTTCACCGTACACTTCACCACTATCATTGTAGTAATCAAATACTTTACAATCCCTATCAAACTTCCAAGCAAGATCGCAATGCTCATTGTCTTTCCAATCTTGGTCGCTAGACCACTTTTCAAATAGCTCAGCTTTAGTCTTAATATTCATATCATGCCCCAATATTTATAACGGTTATAATTATTTAGCTTAAAACTACAATATAGATTGCACTTATTGCCATGACAGCAACACCCACAAAAACTATATTCAGCGTTGCCCAACTCACAATCTCACGCTTGCGATTCATACGCTCCCAATCTTTTTGGCGCAGGTACTCGTAAGCTATTTCAATTTCAGCCTCGCGTAAATTCTTCTCACTTTGGTTATTCATAGTCTATTGCTCCAATATTTATAACGGTTATAAAAGTTCAATCATCCCAGTTAAATCGTCTATCGCAAAATCAACACCGCATTCATCGAAGCAAGTTAATATTGTGTCGAAGTCTATCCGGCCATCGTAATAAGCGTCGAGCATGGCCGTAGGTGTGGCGTAAACATACCAAATATTCATAGTCTATTGCTCCAATATTTATAACGGTTATAAAATCTATTTAGTAAAGCCGCCAGTGTGTGACGGCTATCTATATATATCTTATAGCTTGGCGGCTAGTATTGCAACCGCAGTTTGTAGGGCATCAAGTTGAGCCGCGTCTTTTTCCTTTTTTATCATGCGTGAGAGTACTTCAAAAGCTAGTTTAATCGCGGGATCTATAGCAGTATCAGGTGCGCTAGTCTCTGCGCTTTCACCGTCACCGTCACCACTGCCACCTTTTGCGGTGCGCGGTATAACATCGACTAGCTTACCATCTTTAACTGTTAGAGCTAAAGGGTTTTTGTCGCCGTTCTCTTTGCGTACCTTTTTACTAATGCGGTTCAATTGGGCGCGATAGACCGCAAGAGCCTCTTTGTTATCCTCTAAAGCTCCCCAAAGAGCAAGGATGAAATCTGCGCCACTAATGCCGATAGTATCAACAACACCGACACCGCTCAGGTGTGCCATAACTGCACTCGTTGTTAGCTCAGTTACCATTGCTTTATTTTTTGTTCCCGCTTTTAATCCGTTGGCACATTTGATTGCAATTTTTAGGCTCATTTCAGTATTGATTGTTTGAGTAGTCATTTTAGTAATTCCCGTAGTGGTTAAAGTTATTTAGTTTTTTAAGTTGATAGGTGCATACTGGACTAGTTGAATCCCTATGTCAACACCCCATAGCAAAATAAATGAAATTAATTTTATAACGGTTATAAATATTTACATAAGGAGTCTTGAGTAACACACAACAAAAGATAATACAATAGTTTATTTAAACTAGCTGTGACTATAGAGACTCAATAGCGTCTAATAGCTTCTGAAGGGTTTTAAAAGGAAATAGGATTAATCATAAAGGGTAGGGATAGAATGGCTTAGAATGGATTATATGAGGTTTTATAATCTTGTAGGATTCCTTAGACTATATAAAAGTATATTGCAAGGTATTAATTTATATAGTCTTTATAGTTTAAAGCTATTGATCTTTGAAGGCTTTGGAGTCCTATCACACTGTACACCAGTTATCAAGCTATTTAATTTATTTAATTTGGCACACTTGATAGACTTTAAAGGTATTTTCTGCTAGTGATTCAGATCTGTTAAATTTATGTAGCCTTTAAAGCTCAGGTGTGATAGGCGGTCGTTTGACCCGCTTAAAAACGACTATAAATAGTAGGCTGTCTAGGCGGGGCAGGTCGCCATACCCCATCCCCCCCATATATACACAATGTTATACATTTTGAGAAGGTTTAGAGTGTGTACCAGATTGGGGCGGGGCTTTAAAGACTATACAGGAAAGGGGTTGGGGAGAAGATATTCTTTTTCCCCTTGTTGAAAAGGGGTCTGTAGATAGGTAGCCTAGAATGGCTATATAACCCTGAGGGCTTAATATCTATTATAGCCTCAGATTCGCAATCTGTCAAGTACTTTCGTACCTTTATTTAACAAATAAGTAAAATAACACTTGACAAACCTCCATTCTAGGGCTATAATGTAGTACATGACAAAGAATAAAGAATTAACAACTAAACAACAGTCCTTCATAGATAACTTAGTAACCTGTAATGGTGACACTAAGCTTGCAGGAGAGATGGCAGGGTACTCAAACTCTAGCATCAATAGCGTTGTTAAAAGCTTGAAGACTGAGATACTGGATCTAGCTACAAACATCTTAGCGCAGAGCGCCCCTAAAGCCGCTTTAAAGCTTGTACACATTATGGATAGTGCAGAACCTATCCCACAGGCTAATATGCGTATACAGGCCGCACAGACCATCCTAGACCGTGTAGGATTAGGCAAGACAGATAGGCTAGATGTTACTGTTAATACTTCTGGAGGTTTATTTATACTTCCTGCTAAGACAGAAACAGTAATAGAAGGTAATTATGAGGAGGTCTAGTAGCACTATTCCTTTTGGCTATAAGCTAGATGAGAAGAACGATGCTTTACTAGAGCCAATCCTTAAAGAGATAGAGGCTTTAGACATGGTAGTAGATTTAATTAAGAGTGAATCATTAAGTCTGCGCGAAGGATCTATATGGCTAGAGTATCAAACAGGCCGCAAGCTCTCTCATAGTGGTTTAAAGAAGATAGCGTCTAAAGATGCAAGATGATTGGGATGTTAATCCTGATAACTACCTTAAAGACGAAGAAGGCAATTTCGTACTCAAGGTTGACGGCACTCCGCGTAAGAAAGCAGGTAGAGCTAAAGGGTCTAAAGGGCGTGGTTATACTTACCACTCAAAGACTAAAGCAAAGATGGATGCAGAAAGAACAGTAAAAGAAAAGAAAAAGAAATTAAAGGCGGCTCAAGCTAAAGTCGATAGTTTTAAGAAGTCCATAAGTACAACTACAAAGACTCTTAATAAGTTAGAAGGTACAGAAAGCTCTAATGTCATAGAAGACGTTGAACTAGCATCCTTACCTTCTTCTTTAGCAACTGAAGCTCAAGAGGATGTTATCTTCAAGGCCAACGAAGGCCCACAAGAAGACTTCCTTGCCGCAGGAGAAACAGATGTTCTCTACGGTGGAGCGGCAGGAGGTGGTAAGTCCTACGCTATGTTAGTAGATCCATTACGTTACGCCCACAGATCCGCTCACAGGGGTCTAATCATAAGACGCTCTATGCCAGAACTTAGAGAGCTTATAGACAAGAGTAGAGAGTTGTACCCGAAAGCATTTCCGGGCTGTAAGTATAAGGAAGTAGAGAAACTTTGGAACTTCCCAAGCGGTGCAAAGATAGAGTTTGGATTCTTGGAGCGTGATGCAGACGTATACCGCTACCAAGGACAAGCATATAGTTGGATAGGGTTTGATGAGATCACACATCTTCCTACAGAGTTTGCTTGGAACTATCTTGCATCGCGGTTACGGACAACTGATAGCGCAATTACATGCTACATGCGTTGTACAGCGAATCCGGGCGGCGCGGGAGCTACATGGGTTAAGAAGAGATACATTGACCCTGCTGTACCCTGTGAGTCCTTTGAAGGGGCTGACGGCTTAACACGGAAGTTTATACCCGCTAGGCTACAGGATAATCCTTTCCTAGCAACAGATGGAAACTATGAAAAGATGCTGAAGGCTTTACCGCCTACACAGCGTCAGCAACTCCTAGAAGGTAATTGGGATGTTGCAGAAGGTGCGGCCTTCACAGAGTTTATTCCAAAGCTACATGTTATTACGCCTTTTGAAATACCAGTACACTGGGAGCGCGTAAAAGGAATCGACTACGGTTACGCATCAGAGAGCGCCTGTATTTGGGCGGCTGTTGATCCCAGTGATGGAACATTAATAGTATACAGAGAACTATACCAAAAAGGATTGTTAGGTACAGAGCTTGCAGAACTGATTACAAACATGGAGATGCAAGACCCCTTCTCAGTCCAAGGAGTGCTTGATACAGCGTGTTGGAGCCGAACAGGTACTACAGGCCCAACGATAGGCGAAACGCTTCAGAGAGCAGGACACAAGCTCAGGAGAGCAGATAAGAATAGGATACAAGGAAAGATTCAAATCCACGAATACTTAAAAGTCATGCAAAGCGGTAGGCCCAAAATACAATTATTTAATACATGCCCG